GTTAATCAAGACGGCCAGCTTATCCATCCGGACCCGAGACTTGAGAATCTCGAGGTGGTCCGGAAGGGACATGATGTAGGCAAACAAGTTCGCCAAACAGAGGATAGGAAAGGATAGGACCGATCCCATCAATTGCCCGTTCTTTTGCACGACCGGTGCGATCTTAGTCCAACCTGGATAGATCAACACCTGCTCGTATAGAATGGAGGCAATGATGTCCTTGAAAGGGATATCCTCCGGGTCTAGGCACTCTAGTATCACCTCTAGAATGGCCTTCGACAGACGGATGTCCAAACCGTCCGTCGCAGCAGAGTAGTCCCCTGAGACGAAGGGGTCCTCTCGGCCTCCGCGAGCAAGGTGGCGCATCACGAGATCATGGATCAGATCCTCGGATATCGGCTCACCAATAAGCTGGAAGACTGGAGAGGATCGAAGCCATTTCCAAAGAGCCCTTTGAAGGGGACGGGAAATATGGCTTCGAACGGCGTTCATGGCGGTAATCAACCGAACCTTGAGAGGTTCGAGGACCTCGGCCACACGAGCGACTGGGAGAAAGAGAGCATCAGGTTCGTGCTCTGCAAGCTTCTCTATCGCATCCTGTGCCCGAGGGTGAAGATGTGAACGCGACTTTGCTGGAGTGTATTCTACAGCGAGGAACCGCCATTCCTCGGGGGAGAGAGGGGGGAGCCCCCGTTCCTCAATGACCTGGGTAGCATCCGGATTGAACATTCTGACGAGAGGGTCGTCGTCGAAAGAAAAGTTCTCCGAGAAGTACGGGTACCCGCGGTATTCGGCCGTCAACATCCGAATGAATGCTCGAGCGCCGCCGTGTTGGCGGGACATCTCGACACTCGCCTTCAGAGAGCCCTCTAAGGATGGGAGGGATCGGAAGATCTTCGGACATCGGAAGCCGGAAAAGAAGGAGCGCGCGAAGAGTCGCGCGGCTTCAAGATCCGGGTCAGAGGTTGGGGGGGTGGAAAGTTGCGCAGCGTGCTTCAACATACTCTTCTTGACGAATTTCTGTGGCACCTGCGCAAACCCTCGCTTGGACTGGGCCAGGCCAAATACGGCGCGATAGTAGACGAAGGAGTCGTCCCGATCGGCGGGGTAAGTAGCCAGACGGTTGAAGTAACGGCCAGTCTCTCCGGAGAAGAGAGAGGACATAGGACTTCGGGTCCAGGTTGAGGGGACTGGTGGCAGAGGGTTCCTCAGGAACCGAGCCAAGGGCCAGTCTTTCCAGAACTTCGC